CAGCTCTGGGACAACTAACTTAGTAGCTTTTGCACAAAACTGTACTTTGACAGTTAATCAAAGTATAAGAGAAATAACTAATAAAGAATCAGCTGGATTCAAAGAATCATTAGAGGGATTAAGAGATTTCACTATTGATGTTGATGGAGCTTATGCATGGACTGATGCAAGTGGAACAGCTTTAACTAATGGAGCAGATGATGTATTACAAACTAATGTATTAGCAGCATCAAGACCAAAGATTGATTTTATTTTTGGAGATACACAAGCAACACATGATATATCTTATGCTGGTAGCGGATTTATTACATCTGTTAGTTTAACTGGAGGAACTGAAGATACTGCAACATATTCAATAACTATTGAAGGAACTGGAGCATTAACTCAAACAGAACAATAATAACTTTTGGTGGAGGTGCTTGGTAATTCTTTCGGTGAGTTACTGAGCATCAAAACCTTTTTTAAATACTTACTGAAATGAATTATAAAATAATAACAATAGGCAAAGAAGACCATCCAATTAAGTTTGGCTTCAATGCTTTAAGAAAATATTCTAAAATGACTAATACATCACTTGCAGACTTAGATAAACTTGGGCAAGAGATGACTTTAGATAATGCTTTAATTTTAATGTATTGTGGAATAGAAGATGGTTACAGAGCTTCTAAGCAAGAAATGAAATTATCTGTTGATGATTTAGCTGATTCAATAGATGGTGATTTCAATGCTATTGCAAGATGTATGGAAATTTTAGGAGAGATGATGGGACAGGTAAATGAAAAAAAGCCGAATCCCAAGCAGAAGAAAAACTGACTTGGGACAGATTGGAAGAGATAGCTTTTGGATTAATGGGGCTATCTGTTGAGGAGTTTTACAATATGATTCCAAGACATTTTTTTAATAAGATGACTGGATTCTATGAACTCTTAAGCTTGAAAGAAAAGCATGAATGGGAAAGAGTAAGATGGCAAACAGCGGTGTTAGTCAATATACAAATCCCTAAAGGAAAGAGAATAAAACCAACAGATTTGATTGAATTTGATTGGGACAAAAAGAAAAAAGAAGTTGATTATAAGAAGTTGAAAGCGAGAGCTGAGTATATTAAAAGATTACAAGAATTAAAGAAAGATGGCAAATAAGAGTGTTGGATTTTTAACAGTAGCGTTTGGAGCTGATTTAAGGGGCTTTGATAGAGCAATGAAAAAAGCTAATCGTAGCATTAGAAAGTTTGGCTCTAATATGAAAAGTATTGGAGGTAATATGACAAGAAACATTACTCTTCCAGTAATTGGATTAGGTGCGGCATCAATAAAAGCGGCATCTGATTTAGAAGAAACAAGATCAAAATTCAATACTGTTTTTAGTTCTATTCAGAATGATGCTCAAAATACAGCTAAGGAATTTAAAGAAAGTTTTGGATTATCAAGTCAAGCGGCTCTTGGTATGCTATCAGATACTGGTGATTTATTAGTTGGGTTTGGATTTACTGAAAGAGAAGCTTTGAATTTATCTAAACAAGTAAATGAATTAGCTGTTGATTTAGCTTCATTCACTAACTTTAGTGGAGGAGCTGATGGAGCATCTCAAGCATTGACAAAAGCATTACTTGGGGAAAGAGAAGCTATTAAATCATTAGGGATAGCAATAACAGAAGCTGATTTAAAAAGATTTGCTGAAGAGCAAGGATTAGTATTTAAAGAACTTGATAGGGTAGCAAAAGCTCAATTAACATTTGAATTAGCTGTAAGTCAAAGTCAAAAAGCAATTGGTGATTTTGCAAGAACTCAGGGTGGCTTTGCAAATCAATTAAGAATATTAAAGGGAGAGTTTAATGACTTAGCGGCTGAGTTTGGAACCATGTTATTACCATTAGCTCAAAAACTTGTAGATGCTTTTAGAAAAGTATTTGAATTTTTAAGCAAACTAAGTCCTGAGTTTAAAAATAATGCTTTAAACATCACCTTATTAGTATCAGCAATTGGTCCATTAGTCTTTGCTGTTGGTACTATCTCAAGTGCTTTAGCGGCTGTCTTTACTACAACAGGTTTGGTTGTTGTTGGATTAACGGCAATAGTAGCGGCTTTCTTATATGTAAGAGATAATTATGAAGCTTTGAAAGAAAGATTATCTGATTGGACATGGTGGCGTAATGCTTTAATAGATGCAGTTCAATTCTTTATTGAAGATTTTTTTAGTAGAATAGTTAAAAGATTTAATCAACTTAGAGAGTTTTTAGGTAAAGATCCAATACCAAATCCATTTGCTGATTTAATTGATGAGTTAGAGGGTTTGAAAAAAGAAACTAATGACTATGAACATCAGTTTAAATCTTTTGGAGATTCAATGAAAAACCAAGCTAAAGAGATTGCAGATGCTTTAGGTATATTAAAGAATCCATTTCAGCTTGGAACAACAGGAACACCAAGTTTTGGACCACAACAAACTCCTAAAACTTTTGCTCAATCAATAGCAGAACAAAATGCATTGATAGCTACTTTATTTCCTAACTTAGATGCAATAACTGAGAAAACTAATGAAATGTCTTTTGCAGCAGCATCATTTGGAGATATATTAAGAGATTCAATGAATCAGGCTTTAGATGGGACTAAAAGCTTTGCTAAAGCATTTACGGAATCTGTAAATCAAATGATAAAAAGATTATTAGTTCAACTTGCCGTAATGACTGCAATTCAGCTTTTATTTGGTGGGCCAAAAGTAGCGGCTAAAGCATTAACATTAGCTGGCCTAAAAGGTAATTTAAGTAATATAACTGGGATGTCTTTTGCAAATGGAGGAATAATTAGCGGACCAACTCTTGGATTAATGGGAGAGTATGCTGGAGCAAATAGTAACCCAGAGGTTGTAGCTCCATTATCAAAACTTAAATCAATGATTGGTGGCGGCTCTCAACAAGTTGAAGTAGTTGGAAGAATAAGTGGAACAGATATATTTTTAAGTAATGCAAGAACATCTGGAAACAGATTAAGAAGCGTATAATGGCTGGAATAAGATTTCAAACAACAGTTTACAGTTATAATTCATGGAGTTATTTTATTCAAATATGGGATAGAAACTATACTGGCTCAACAATAACAGAGATTACATTAGGGCAAGGCGGACCGCAAATCAATTGGGATTCTGATAATGATGATAGATTCTCAACTATAATGAGTTCATCATGTGAGATACCTTTAATGGTTGAGGGAACATTACTTGAGAACTGGTTAAAAAATGTAAGAGATTCTTATGAAGAGAAAGATGTTTATGTTCATATTTATAGAAATACTCAAGCAACTGCATCCAGTTTAATATGGAGTGGATTCTTATTAATGGATTTAAATTCAACTGTTGATGAGTTCTTTCCTTATGAGTTTAAATTAACGTTTACTGATGGATTATCATTATTAAAAGAAGTTGATTTTGTTAAAGATGGATCAGTAAAACCTTATGAAAAAACTGATGTTTTTACAGGACCAACAAGTTACAGCTTTTGGATGAAAACAGTACTTGGTAAAGTAGGTGCAGCTTTAACAACTGAAGGAGCAATAACTGATTGGGAATGGCGAACATCTATTAATTGGTATAATACAGGACATGGGGCATCAGCTCCATCTACATTAACTTTTGATCCATTTGCTAATACAGAGGTTCAAGTTTCAATGTTTAGAGAGGAGGAGAGTGATGGTATATTTCAACCTTATAATTGTTATGATGTACTTAATCAACTCTTGAAACATTGGGGGGCAAGAATAGTTTACTGGAGGCATAAGTTTTGGATTATACAAATTCCAGAATACAATACTGAAGAAACAGGAACATTAGCAAATCCAGATAATATAAATACAAGAAAATACTTTCATTCAAGTAATAGTGTAAGTGATGCTTTTGATAATCTTAATGATTACTGGACACCTTATCAAGTGTTTTTACAAGCATCTGGAGTTGTTGGACCAAGTAAAATAGTAGGAACAAAATATGATTTTAAAGCACCCATTAAAGAAGTTATTGCTAAGTATATAACTGGTAGCGGTGAGAATTATTTTGGAGGATTCCCAACCTCAGAAAATACAGTTGTAACACAAAAAGAAATATTTAATCTTGCGGATGCTACTAATATTTATTTAGATATTCCATTAATATTTACACAGAATAGAGCTAATGTCAATAGCGGATTAACTGGAGGGCAATTTTCATCTTTTTCAGCTAAAATTTATTATCAATTAGCGGCTACTAATTTAGCTCATGGTGGCTCAACAACTAAGTTTTTACACTATAATAGTGCTAACAATAGTTATTCTTGGAATACTAATCCTCCATCAACAACAAGGCCATATTGGTTCGCAAGTAATTTAAGTTTTCAATCTGGCTCTACTGGAGTTATGACTCAACAGCTTGGAGGACCAGATAATGGTACTGCAATTATAATCCCATCTCATGTTGATTTTACTGGGCTTTTTGATATTACTATTCAAATATTTAATTTTGTTAATGGTGTAGCGTCTAATAAGTATGCATTTATAGATAATGATACTGGAGCTAACTGGGCTGATCCAAGAGATATTGGATTGACTTGGGAAAATGTTGCAAGTGTTTCTGGAACTACATTAAGCTCTTCAAGTTACATGTCGGGACCAATTAGAATAAGAACTTATTTTCAACCAAATGGTAATCCATTTGCTGGTCAATTATTAGGACTTAGTACAAATAACCAAATTGCTGCAACAGCTCAGAATATTATTCAAAATAGCAATAATGATAATAACTCAAGTATAAGAAACTTTGATGAGTTATTATGGGGAGATTCACCAGCTTCAGTTAGTAGGGGAGCAATTCAAGTTGTTGATACAAGCGGAACAAGAACAACTACTGTAACAAGTGGTCAATGGGGGGTTGGCGTTACAAATGGAACTCAAACCTTTTCAAAGTTATTACTTGATAGATTTTTAGAGGGACAATTAACATCAATTAGAGTTGCTAATTTTAGATTAGTAATTCCAACTGATGCTAAAACAAAAGATGATGGAACAGCTGTAAGACCTCAATACATCAATCCAGTTGGATTATTAGTAGAAAACAGACCTCAGGAAGCTCCAATGTCTTATGTAATGCAGAGGGGAACATTTCATGTATTAAAAGATGAGTGGGATTTTCAGGGCTTTGAAATACAAAGTGAAAGCACCTCAGCATCTACTGTAACAGTTACAGATTCAAGAGGCGGTGCAATAGATATACCAGTAAATTTAGCACCTCCAT